CACTATACTGTTTAACACTCCATTTTGCACCTAGGTTTGGATCTGTTGATTTGATCCATACACTACCTGTTGGTGCTGGACTTGCATCACGTGTTTTCCATTCTGGAACACTTGTATGCGGTGCATTTACAAAACTTGTATTTCTATAAGTTCCTACAGGAATACCACAATCGGTTAATACATCACTTCCTGTTGACATTACAATTGAATTTACTGCTGTGTCACGTCCATCGTAAAACAAGTTTAGTTTGTTTCCTGTTGAACTTGCACTAATTCCTACGGCAGAACCTGCTGTGTTAATATCTGACACAATTTGATTCAATGTTGTGCCAGTAGTTGTGACTACTGTTGCAGCACCGTTGATTGTAAATGTGATTGTACCTGTAGATGTTGCACTTGCGCCTGCTGTTCCGCTTGCAAATGGCCAGCTTGCTCTCCAAGCATCAGAACCAACTTCTACCCAAGCACCAGAGCTATTTTTATACCATAGACGGTTTACATTGGATACTGCAACAACAGCGTAGTCTCCAATTGCACCTACGCTTGTTTTGGGGGTGTAAGGAGCACTGCCGCTTGTTTGTGACGAATCAGTGATAATAGTTGGAACTTTATTTGTAAATGTTTGTCCGTTTGTTGTAGAAGCGGCAGAGCCGTTCCATTCAAACACACCGTATTTTGTGTCATCTGTATCAAACCACCATGCACCATCTGCTGGTTTACCTGCTGCCTCAGTAGCACTTCCTGTGATTTCGTTTAGGTCTAAATCTGCTCTAACTACATATGCTCTATTTGCTACTCCTAAGAATGAGTACGCTGCTTGTAGTCCATATTCGTTCTGCTCTCCGGCATGCACTGGGTTATTACTTGCATCAGTTTGGAAAACTGGATCTCCAAATGTTTCTGATAGTTCACGTTGTGAACTCATCAAGTAAACTTTACCTGCATTTGCTTTTGTTGTTCCTGGGGCTACGCCTGTGCCTCCTGGGTTTGTCTTATCTGTTGCTGTTGCTACAAAGATAAGCGGTGTTGTGCCTGGTTCCGCTGGAGTATAGAAACTCTCGTCTATAACGCTAACCTGAACACCTGGTGATGTTAATGCCATTTTAATTTCTCCTCGTGGGTATATGTTGTTGCTAATAATATTTAGCCGTATATGGTGAAAATACCGTGATTTTAGCGGTTATATGCGCAGTTTATACTTGACAAAGCAATAAAAGGTTGTTATAGTTAAAAACAATTAAAGGAGCATTATATGAGCATTGACTACAAATTTGACGAAAACAAATATATCGAAGAATTTGCAAAATATATTGATGCAACATACGGTCAACATTATGCAAAAGATAAATTTCAAGCCACAGAGTTTATTGTAGATGGCGGGCACGGAACAGGCTTTTGCATTGGTAATGTGTTAAAGTATGGTCAACGCTATGGTAAAAAAGGTTCTAAAGAAGATGCTCGCAAAGATCTAATGAAAGTACTTCATTATGCTTTAATGCAGTTGTATGTGCATGACAATGATCTTTAACCTATAAGGAATCCATAGCCAGTGCCACCAGCAACTGCTAGTGCTACTTCAGCTTCTAATTTTTCCATTTCGGTTTGAGCTTCTGCTTTTAGACTTGCTCCATTAAGGCTAGTACCACCTTGCGGACCTGCAATAGTAGCAAACTTTTCGCGGGCTTCACCTAGCATATATTTACAGCTTGCTAATGTATAATCTTTAATCCATTGTTTTGCTCTATAGTCTTCTAACAATTGACTGTCTGGTCTATAATTGTAGCACCATAATAAAACTTCTTCGTTGGCTCTTGGACGTTGCAAGATAGTTAAATTTTTTGTTGTTGCATTCCAGTTAAATTCGATAAAGCTACCAAACATACGTCCTACTAGTTCTTGTCGTTGTGCAAATAATTCGTATGAAGCAAGGCCGCCAACACCACTGGCTGCTAACAAATATGTGTTAGTGTAGGCAAGGTTAAATGGTTCAAACAAACTACCACCATCTCCGCCGCCTGTTCTTGAACCAATACTACGTCTAAATATTTGTCTTACTTCTTCGATTTCATGTGGCAATGTGTAATTGTTTTTATCTTCTTCTAGTTTTAAAGAAATATAACTTTCTTCTACACTGTGCTCTGTGCGTTGTCTGTATTTTGAAAGAGACTTTGTTAAAGCACTTTCATAGTGTATAGGATCAAGTTCCACATCGACCATTCCTCCGCCTAGAAATGCGTTTACATAGTCAAATACTTCTTGTTTTTGCGTTACTAAATCAGCCATTGATATTCTCCATTAGTATTTATGCTAAATATACGTATGCCACGCTTATCATTATATAGACCAAACAAAACAGCCGACTATGAATTCTTAGATAAAGTTATCTATGAACAATTCAGTATAGGTGGCACAGATATTAACATACACAAATATTTAGGTGCAAATAATCCAAGCGATGATGATGCAACAGCAACTACACCTCAATATGATGCTGTAAAAGAAACAAATATACAAGATTTATTGTTTTTAGAAAACAGAGACAGAAAATACGACACAGATGTTTATACTATCAGAGCTGTCTATAATGTAGCAGATACAGATTTTAATCTTTCACAGTTTGGTTTATTTTTACAAAATGATACACTGTTTATGACAATACATATTAACAGCAGTGTAAAAACATTAGGTAGAAAAATATTAAGTGGTGATGTTATTGAATTTCCTCACTTAAAAGACGAATATGCACTCAATGATTATAGTGTTGCACTAAAAAGATACTATGTAGTTGAAGATGTTAATCGTGCAGCAGAAGGATTCAGTCAAACTTGGTATCCTCACTTGTATAGAGTAAAATTAAAGCAAATCTACGATGGACAAGAATTTAAAGAAATACTCGATTTGCCTGCAGGCGACGATGCTGATAATACTTTGCGTGATGTATTGAGTACATTTGAAACCGAAATGAATATAAACAATGCTATCATTCAGCAAGCAGAAGCAGATGCAGCAAAAAGCGGATACGATACAAGTAATCTATACACACTACAAGTTGATAACACAGGAAAGCCAGAGCTTATTACAGCTGATATCAATACATTAGATGCTTCAACACAATCGATACTTGTAGATAAAATTGCACAAACTCCAGCAAGAGAAGGGTATCAAGGATACTTAATTGGTGATAACATTGCACCAAATGGAGAAGCATTTGGCAGCGGAATTACATTTCCAAATAATAATGTTGTTGGCGATTACTTTTTAAGAACAGATATGTTGCCAAATAGATTATTTAGATATGATGGAAGTAGATGGGTAAAAATGGAAGACGGCGTAAGAATGACACTGAGTAATACTGATACACGAAGTACTCTCAAAACATCATTTGTGAACAATACAACAACATCTACAATAGGTGGCGAAAGTGTCACAGAAAGACAAAGTTTGTCTAAAGCACTAAAACCCAAGGCAGATAATTAATGCAACATTTTTATGATGGACAAATTAGACGATATATTACACAGATTATTAGATTGTGTAGTAATTTTACCTACAAAGACGGCAGTGGAACAGTCAAAAGTATTCCAGTGACATATGGTGATCTAACTAGACAAGTTGCAAACATTATCAGAGACAACAGTGAAAACAAACTTCCAACTGTTCCTCGTATGGCAGTTTATATTACAAACTTAGAATTAGATAGAGAACGATTAGCAGATGCAAGTTATGTTGAAAAACTCAACATTAGAGAACGTGCATATGATGAAGACGGAAACGAATATCTAAATACACAAGGTAAAAATTATACAGTCGAACGTATTATGCCTACGCCATATATGTTAAGAGTAAACCTAGATATCTGGAGTAGCAACACTGATCAAAAACTACAAATTATGGAACAAATATTAATGATGTTTAATCCTAGTTTGGAAATACAAACTACTGATAATTATGTAGATTGGACAAGTTTAACTACTGTATATTTAGAACAAATTAGTTTTAGTAATAGAACTCAGCCAATCGGTGTAGACAGCGAAATTGATGTAGGAACACTTTCATTTAGCACACCTATCTTTATTTCACCGCCAACCAAAGTCAAAAAACTTGGCGTCATTACACAAATTGTGACCAACATATTTGACGAAACTCGTGGAACAATTAATTTAGGTGACTCGTTCCCAGAACTTAGCGCATATGCAGATACTCCTGTGCCTATTGATAAAACAACAACAGTAAACAGCGATCCGGCAACAAAAACCGATATCAAAGCAACTGTTTCTCAAAGATCAACTGTAGCACACAATTATAAAAATTATGGTGTATATATTATTGGCAGTACCGCAAGACTAGTCGACCGAGGAAAAGTTGGCGAAGTAAATTGGCGCTCAGTTATTGAATCATATCCTGGCACATATATAGCCGGGTTGAGTCAAATACGTTTACAAACAGCAAGTGATAGTTTTGTTATAGGTGATATTACACTTAATAGTTTAGACGAAACACAGTTAGTAGTTAATTGGGATACAGATACTTTACCTACAGGTGATATAGTTGAAGGACCTGCAAGAAATTCAAATAGCTACACAAGTTTTGATAAAATTGTAGAGCCTTCAAAATACAATCCTACTAACGATAAGACACCTGGACTTAGACTTCTAATATTAGAGCCATTAAATCCAAGTGATAATGTTGGTGGAGATGTAGGAGACACACCTTACAACTTTGTATACGATGGCCCAGATGCTTGGAAGAATTCCAACGGTACTGACTTTGTTGCAAATGCAAATGATGTAATCGAATGGGACGGAAACAATTGGCATATTGTAATCGACAGTGCTGATAGCACAAACGGTATTAATCAACGAAACTTAGCTACAAATGTTATGTATACATGGACAGGTGAAGAATGGATACAGAGCTACGAAGGCGAGTATTCAGTAGGAACATGGGAACTGTTCCTTGATCCATAATTATATGTATGAGTCAAATAATTTGTAGTGGTGCACTATTTTATACATTAGATACACAAAGATTTTTATTCTTGCATAGAACACAAAGTAGGAATAAAAACGTATGGGGTTTAGTTGGAGGCACTAATGAAGATAAAGAAACTGCTTGGGAAGGTTTACAAAGAGAAATCAAAGAAGAAATAGGCAGTATTCCTAATATTAAAAAAACTATACCCTTAGAAACATTTATAAGCAAAGATGAAAATTTTTTATTTCACACATATCTTTGTGTAATTGAAAAAGAATTTATTCCTATGTTAAACAACGAACACAACGGTTATGCATGGGTATCGTTTAACAGTTGGCCAAAGCCTTTACACAATGGCCTAGCAAATACTCTGCGTAATAAACAAAATCAACAAAAATTAAAAACTGTTTTTGAACTTATTAAATTGTTCGTATAACCAATCAAAGTCATTGATTTTATTCAAATAATCTAAGTTTTTTGCCGCATATTCACCGTATTTTTTGCCTTGATTAGCCCCGTTAATCGCCGCATTACCAAAAGGTTTATCTTTACCTCTACTACACCAAGCATTTAATCTAAATTCAGTTTCTTCATCTAGTTGTCCGTCAATTGCACGAGAACTTAACTTTACACATTCTCTAAATGCACTGCGCCATGTGCTAAATTCATCTGTATCAAATTTTGTAATATTAGAAATTTTGTTTACTACTTTGAACAACGGACTTATACTTGTTGTCATATCAGGTTTATTAGTATCCATATTCAGTGTTAATTCTCTAGGTAATAGCTTTACAGCACCATAACCGTAAATTAATCCATTTATTGGATTTTTAGATTTCCAAACATGCACAGTGCGTTTACTATCAGGATCATAAGTAGGAATGTAGTAATCAAAATTAAAATCATCTACAATTTGTGCGTCAGCGTCTACTACATAAAACATTTCAGTTTCAGCAGTTTTTGCAGCCATGATATGTGCTTGATGAATACCTTCAATCCCATGCACTCTGTGTATTGTTTTATCTGGAAATTGATTGAATAATTTTTTAAAGTTTTCATCTGCATTTTTTTCATCTTTGCTAATAAACACAATATCGTAAGATTTTGGTTGACTTGCTGTAATATTGTATTCTTTTTTATTTGCAAAAAACCGCATTTGAATTTCTCGTTCTGTAATATTAGATTTTTTGCTTACCAGTGCTACACCGTCCCAAGCATTGCCATTTTTAAACACATGATTTGTAGATCTTTCAAAATCTTGATCATGTGAAAAATACAAGTCAAAATTAAAATCAGGTTCTATATTAACCTCTCTTGGAATTATCCAAAACATTTCTGTTTTTGACATGTTGTATGCTTTTTTATAATCGTTATATGTGTTTATTGTAAATTTATCATAACTTACAGGGCCACTGGCAATAACATCCCATTCTTTACGTCTGCCTATAGTTCTATACTCAATTTCTTTTTGCGTTAAAGGCGCATGTTTTGTAAACAAAAATAATCCGTTGTATGTTTCTTTACCGTTTACACTATGCTTGAAAGCATGGTTAATTGTTCTGTCATAGCTGTTATGTACATCGATATACATGCCCATATCAAAATCTTCATGTATTTTGATATTAGGAGTAGTTCCCCAAAACATATTTGATGGCGACTCGTCAAATGCATTAAGATAATCATTGTATGTTTCAATGTTGTAAACAGGAAACGGTTTTGGTGTGCTTGCAACTACATCGTGTTTTTTACTGTTAGCATAAAATCTATGTTCAACTTCTTGTTGTGTGACTGGAGCATGTGTTGACATAAGAGCAATACCATCCCAATATTCACCATTTCTAAACACATGATTTGTAGTTCTATCAAACACATTATCGTGAGTAAAATACATTTCAAAATCAAAATCTATACATACTTCTACATCACTAGGTATAGCCCAAAACATTTCTGTTTTTGCACTGTCCATAGCAGCCAAGTAGTCGCTGTAATTGTTTACTACGTATCTTTCGTATTTTACAGGTAAACTAGCAACCACAGGCCAGTTTTTTGCTTTGACTAAATGTCTGTGTTCAATTTCTTTTTCAGTCACAGGTGCATGTTTGCTGAACAAAAACAAACCGTTCCTATAACCTTTATCGCCTACTTCGTGTAAAAATGTGTGATTAATTTTTCTATCAAATTCGTTATCGTGAGAAAAATAGTAATTGAAATCAAAAATACTAGTGTCAATATTATTTGATAATCCCCAGAACATTTCTGTATCGCTTGCTTTTAATGCATCTAAATATTGACCATATGTTTCAATAATAAATTCGTCATACATGCACTCTGAACTAGCAACTATATCCCAATGTTTAGCATCAACTATATGTCTATACTCAATTTCTTTTTGAGTAATCGGTTTGTGTTTACTTAATAAAAATACGCCATTATACAGATGTGTATTTTTTACTTCATGTATAAATGCATGATTTGTAAATCTATCAAATCTGTTTGTATGATCAAAGTGTAAATCGAAATCCCAATTATCAGTATTAATATTTCTACTAACTGCAAAAAACAGTTCAGTCACACTTTTTTCCATTGCTTCTAAATATTCGTCGTATGTATCAACAAAGTGTATATCATATTGAGCATATTTACTTGCAATTACTTTCCATTCTTTTACATTCAATATATGTCTGTGTTCAATTTCTTTTTCAGTCACAGGAGATTTTTTACTAAACAAAAAATATCCATTGTAATTTACACTGTCAAATCCTTGATTAAGAAATGCATGATTTATACTTCTATCATATTTGTTATCGTGTGTAAAACTCAATGTAAAATCAAAATCATCAACATCTTCTAAATTACTAGACACTCCCCAAAACATTTCTGTTTTGCTATGCTTAAATGCATACAAATAATCACCGTATGTGTCAATAATAAATTTATCATATTTTACAGGAAAACTGCCTACTATACTATGCTGTTTTACATTAACAAGATGTCTGTGCTCAACTTCTTTCTGCGTTAAAGGACTATACTTGCTGCATAAAAATAATCCATTATATAAACAACCAGCATGATTGTCTACTTTGTGTAAAAATGCATGATTAATATTTCTATCATATGTATTTTTGTGTTCTATTACAAAATCAAAATCAAAACCACTTGTGTTAATATTTCGACTACTCATCCAAAACATTTCTGTTCTTGAAGTTTCAAGTGCAGTTAAATATTCTTCGTAATCGTCAATTTGAAAATATTCATAAGGTGCAGGCACACTCATAATTACATGATGCTCTTTCCTGTTTACAGGATGCCTATGTAGTATTTCATTTTCAGTGAGAGTTAAATTTTGAGGAACCAGCATGAGACCGTTAAAGTTTGAATCACCGTCGTGATCGTGTTCAAATACATGTACCTGATTTCTGTCTATAATATCATGATGACTTATGTAGAATTGATCTCTTGCACTTTGATAATCATTTATTTGTGGGCTAGATATCCAAAACATATCTGTTGTTGCTTTGTTTTTTGCATCTATATAATCTTGATAATTATTAACCTCAAATACATCAAATGGTTTTGGTATACTGTAAACTTCATTCCATTCTTTTTTCTTAGAATAAAATCTGTGTTCTACTTCTTTTTTTGATAATTTTACTTTGGTGCTATATAATACAACACCGTCATATGTTTTTTTATTTAGAAAAACATGTGTAATATTTCTATCGTATTGATTGTGATGTGAAAAATACAAATCTAAATCATTACATACATTAACATCACTTGGTATACCCCAAAACATGTCTGTAGTTGTAGTTTCCAAAGCACGTTTGTAGTCAGACCAAGAATTAACTACAAACGTATCAAACTTTTTTGGGCGGCTTGCTACCACCTCGTGTTCTTTTTTTGCTACAATAAATCTATGTTCAAATTCTTTTTTTCCTATAGGACAATGCTTACTGAATAGCATAACACCGTCATAACTTTTGTCATTTAAAAACACATGATTTATATGTCTGTCGTATTGATTCATATGGTCAATATAAAAACTAAAATCAAAGTTTTCTTCAAGTTCAACATCATCAGGTATCCACCAAAACAAATCACCTTCAAAATTATCCAATACTTTTCTGTATTCTTCATATGTTTTAAAATTGTATTGTGGAAATTTTTTTGGTTTACTTGCTACAATGCTTACATCTTTTTTCTCAGCGTAAAACCTGTGTTGCAGTTCGTTTGCTGTTGGGGTGTAAGATTTACAACCTAAAATAATACCATCTTTGCTACGTGTTGAGCCATTGCTAAACACATGAATATACTGTTGACTCCAATCATCAGGCATATATGAAAATTTAAAAAATTCACTAACTTCAACATCATTGGGTACTAACCAAAACATATCAGTATCTGATTTACTTTGTGCATCATAATAGTCTTTTGCAATTTGTGTGTTTGGAAAACGTCGAACTAGTTTTTGATATTCGTCATCGGATTCTTTACCAACAAAAAATATATTAAAACTTTCTTCGCCACACAAAACATCATATTTTGCACAAATATGTTTTTGTTCAATTCTGTATTCTGTATCAACTTTTGTAGGAACCAGTTTGACTTTGTCCCAACTTAGTATTCTTTTACTACGTTTGTAAACATATGGAAAACAATGAATTCCAACTTCTGTAGGTTTAAAATGCCAAGGAAAAGTTCTTAGTGTTTCGATATTTTTGTCAACTATCCAAACATAATCATGATCTTGATAATTTTTTACAACAGAATAATCCATTGTATCTTCTGTGTAATGTATAGGATAAGAATGTAAAAAATGATTTTTTAGAACATCCTGTCCGTTGTAAATTTTTTGTCCATAGCGTTCAAATCTATCAAATGCTCTCATAGTGTAAAACTCTTTGTTCCATAATGTGCTACATTCTTACTTAATGTAGCGTCTACAAAAATGTCAAATCCTGCATCATTTGCATTTTTGCAAAAGTATATATCTTCACCCATTAACGATTGTGTTGCTTTGTAATCAACATATTGATAATATGGTTGTTCTAAATATTTGTATACTTTAGTATTGACTAACATACAACCCATTCCTACAGCCCACACTTTGTGTAAACCTTTTGTGGCATCTAATCTTTTACTAAAGTCATTAGGATCTACAAATGCTACACTTTGGTGTGGAGGCATACGTGTGCTATATGTTGCTGCTACTATTTCTTTATTGTGTTCTAATAATTTTATTGCTGTGCTTTCAGGAACATGCATATCGCTGTCAAGCCATAATATGTGTGTAGCATTTTTTTCTAGTGCTTCTTTTACTAATTGATTGCGTTGCTGAGGAATAATAGTTCCTAAGTTAATCAAAATTTCACAATCAATTGTTTTAGATAATTTAGCCAGAGAAAGAGCAAATCCTGCATGGACAAGATCTCTTGCCGGCACACATATAGCAAGTTTCATTAGGTAATTGTTTCAGAAATTGTATCAGTGTTTAAATTTGCTTCTGCTGCTACTGTTTGGTCATTGAGTGCTCTTGCTTTTCCAACCGCTACTGTGACTGCTTGTGTAAAATCTTCTTCTGATAATGCTGCCATTTCTACCATGTTTTCTGGTTGCACTTTTCCTAAAGCAAGTAAGTCTGCTGCTGCTTTGTGTGCAATAACATTAATCCAATGATGTCTATCGTCATCCTCTGGAATATCCATACCTTCAATTGCTGTTTTCACCGCAATTTCAACTTGTGCATCACCAATAACCATTGAGTCTAGTTTTGCTAATTTACGTGCTTTGGTGTATTCTTGTGCTAAGTCAATATTAATAACTTCGTAAAAACTTTTCATAATATGCTCCTATGTTCCTAGGCCGCCAAATGCTGCGCTCAAACTAATCGAACCAGAGGAAATACCAATGTAAGCACCTAAAGTACCACGCAAGTTGATAGGTGTGGCGGTGCCACCAAAGTAATTTCTTACTTGGGACATTGTAATTGTATTTCCTGTGTCTGGTAACGCCATTTAGATTCCTATTTATATAATAATAACATACTATTTAATATGTGTCAACAGTGTAGCCGGAAAATTCCGGCTTACACCTATTTATCTAGCAATTTTTTCACCATTTCTTTAAGCTCTGCAATCTCGGCTGCTTGTGCTTCAATTTTTGCATCTTGTTCTTTGATTGCTTCAATAAACAACGGAGCAAGTTTTTCGTACTTAACTGTGATATAGTCTTCACCTGATTTACTCTTATACTCTCTTGCTTCGCTATCCCATTCTTGGTCAAAAGGTGCTTTAGCAATTGCTTGTGGCAACACTGCTTCAACTTCCTGTGCAATAACACCAGCATCATTGATTTGGTTTGTAGGATGGAAACCTAAATCATTGACTTCTGATTTCCAATCAAAATTTACACCGTTTAATGATTTAACTTTATCCAATGCATTTTCAATCGGAACAATGTTTTCTTTGAGTCGTCTATCAGATGAATAAGCTGTGACTTCGCCTACTGCATTAACATTACGTCCCATTGTTGCGTCATTGTTTGTCAAGTTCCAGTAAGCAGGCCATTGACTGTTTACCTGTGCCCAACTAGTTGCATCGTCTGGACCACGTAGAATATAGAACAAGTCGCTGTTGGTATGTAGCATGGCAACATTGTGATCAGTATCACGTAAATATAATGTCGGTGATGTATTTCTGATATAAATGTTTTGACTTGCTGTAGCAGTGCTTCGTATAAAGCCTGTGCTGTCAATACCGTCGAGTGTATCAGCATTATCAGCTGTGACACCAGTAATACCACTACCGTCACCTGTAAATGCATTGGCTGTGATATTGCCTGTGATGTTAATACTACCTGCGCCGCTGATTGTTCCAGAGAAGCTGTCGTTTGCATCACTGCGTAAGAAACTACCGCTATCTATTCCGTCCAACGTATCTGCATCTAGTCCACTTGCAGCCCCATCGTTGCCTGCATGCCAAACTGTGTAATTTGTTCCGCCAACATTGTAAATTAGACCATTTACACCACTGTTGACATCAAGATATTCATCAGTTCGGTCATTGTAGATACGCATTGCTCCGCCATTAACATACTGAATATAACCTCTGCGAGTTCCTGCTTGATAGAAACTAATGTATGGACTTTGTGTCGAACCTTGTGTTTGCAAACGTAGTTGCTCACTGCTATTGCGATTTATTGTAAGCAATCCTGTTGTAGTATCGTTTTCATCACTGCGTAAGAAACTTGCGCTATCAATGCTGTCTAGGGTAGCAGCATCAACACTAGTTAATCCACTACCATTACCTGTAAATGTACTTGTACCAATATTGATATTTCCGAAGTTGCTGCTAATGCTACCTGCGTCAAGTGCACCAGTTCCAGTTAGGTTGCTGTATGTTCCGTCGATACGTGCATTTGGAACAGTTCCATCGCCTAAGTTGCTTGCATTTAGGCTTGTAAGTCCGCTACCATTGCCGTTGATAGTACCGTTGACATATACATCTTTTGCAATACCAACACCGCCATCTACAATTAGAGCACCGTTTGTTGATGCTGTAGATTGTGTTGTATTATCAATATTAACAACTGTTGAGCTGTTAAAGTTAATGCTTACACCATTGTCTGCACCAATTGTATCCAATGCAATGCTACCAACATTAGTAATGTTATTATCGTTAAAGCTGGTTGCACCTAAACTTACACTACCTGTTGCTGTAAGATTATCAGCACCAATATTAATTGAACCAAATCCGCTAGTGATACTACCAGCATCAAGTGCGCCTGTGCCTGTAATATCTAATTGGTGTTGTACAACACTGCTTGAACTAATTCTAGCATCAGGAACAGTACCGCTTGTAAGTTGATCAGCATTTAGTGCTGTTAGGTTAGTACCTACACCACTAAACCCAGTTGTACCACTAAATGATAATGTAGTAGTGTTTACACTTAGATTTACACCTGGAACACTCAAACTGTTGTTTGATGCATTACCAATTTGCATAAAGTTGCTTGTTGTGTTTGCAGCAGTTTCAATACCTTTACCAATAAGAATGTTGTTGCTACCGGATGTAAGTGTTCTACCTGAACTTGCACCAAGCACTGTGTTATCACTACCTGTCACAATCTCAAGAGCTTGATAACCTACAGCAGTGTTATCATCACCAGCTGTGCTGTTTGCCATTGTGTCTGCACCAACACTGGTGTTGTTATTACCTGCATTAGTTCTTTGTTCTTGACTGTCTGAACCAATAGCAGTGTTATTGTTAGCACTTGTAAGTGCGCTCAGTGCCACATAACCTACAGCAGTGTTTTTATCACCGCTTAGAGCACCATGTATACTGCCGCTACCAATACCAGTGTTAAACTGAGCACCGGTAGTAATACTATCACCATCTCCAAAGATCAAGTTAGTTGATTCGGCTAATGCACCTTGACCAATTCTAAATCCATTTACAGTAATATCACTGGTAAATGTTTTACCTGCTTGGCTAGTTGGCAATCTTGCATCATTTACAGTTCCAGTTGCAAGGTTGCTTGCATTTATGTTAGTAATGCCACTACCGTCACCTGTGTATACTCCACCGACGTGTAAGTTTTTGGCAATACCAACACCGCCATCTACTATCATAGCACCAGTTGTTGTACTAGTTGCTT